TATAAATGTCAGTGGTAAAGGGGCAGGCCACTCGTCGTACAGCGAAACGTTATAACATTGAGTACGACATAGAAGGACCAGGAACTAGAGCACCACAATGTGCAAGTAAATCAGGATTCATAACTATTTCGGCAAAATATATAGCTTTCATTGTTCTATCCTTTATTGGACCATAACTACGAGAATACAATCTTGGAGGTAAACTGGAAACGTTCGTATTTATATAGAAAAATAACCTAGGATTAATGGCGTAAGGGAAGTGAGTAAAATCTGTACCTAAACGTCTGAACAAATCAGTGACTTTAGCTTGTGACTTTCCAGATAAACCGATCACATCAAAAGTCTTTTTCAAAACGGTCTCTCCTCCCCTGTTAAAAGCCCTACCCAACGTTTTTATAACATCATCTGCGGCTCCAGCTACTAGTATCTCCTTGTTAACAGCTTCTTTTATGGCATCATGCGAAACACCGGACATAGGGGGAAGACCAAAAACTTCTACAAACAAAGCAGCTAATGAACCAGCTTCCACTGCAGAACCAAATCCTGTTTCGTTATATATCGGCACTCCCATAGAGTTCTCATTCGGCGCTATTGGGACAATTCTTATGGAGTAATCACCATACACTATATCGTCTCGGAGCTTAGCTGGTAAAACTGGGTTATTAGTAAGATTATCGAAAAGTTTTATCAATCCGATGTCTAAAGAGAGAGGGTTCGTTTTTTCTGTAGCAGCAGCTGTCATTCTAGCACTCACCCTTCTGAAATATGATTGTAAGATAGGGACTCTAAACTTATACTTCTCTATTAACTCTTCACGCGCAACCGATGAACGATAAGATCTGACTGGATCAAGATAACTGTCTCCTATTTTCATTATACTCCTAAAAACTGAACCAGGCTTAAACTCTACATTAGATGAACTAAATTCTTTGACTATGTTATAACCTTGTATGAAACCGTATTTAAGAGCTAACTCTACTGAGAAAATTGATTCAGTCGATACGGGAACAGCATGATAAGAAGTCTGGACAATTTCCGCGTAAGTAGTCTTCTTTAACTTATAAGACTGATTATCCACGAAGCGTCTGATGGTAGAATTCTGATCTTCACGCCATTTATCAAATCCAACCTTCAAAAGATGTGTATGACTGGTAATTTGAGCTTGCTCCATATCAAAGTCGGATACTTCGCACATGTTAACCATACGTCTAATAGTAGCAGGGGAAGGGAAAGATAGGTAGGTCGCGTTTCTAGCAGCATGTTCTTTATGTATAAACGGGTAAGGAGCAACTCCTATATTGGGAATAGTATACCAAACACCAGGGAATATGTAAATCTTTGCTTCTTCCGATTCTCCAAAACCATTAACCTTAGTCCAAGAAATAACTTCAGAAAAATCCTTGTTGCGTAACTTGACATCTTTATATCTCTCTTGGGCAAGGGCTACCAGTCCTTTACTCTTATGATGTAGATACTTACCGCCAATAGCTTTCTTATTTTTATCTACGTATAGGGTGGCATAAGACAACAACATCGCGCTAACTCTAGACATGACCACACAATGTTGACCAACTGGTATTCTTGCGGATAACTCGTTTAGAACAGTAGTAACATTCTTAACCCTACCAATGACATTACGACTATAATCTTCACCACGTTCACTAGTTAGTATGGCTAACCTGGCGAATAACATGGAAGGCATACCTGCTACAGCTACTAGCTTAAGGAATTCACCTACCTTATATTTTAAACCATCTTCCACTTGATAAGAAAAAAGAGCAAATAACCTTTTTAATTGAGCAGCACAATTCTCAGCCACTTCTGACAAATCTACGCTAGCAAAAGGGGTCGTCGGAAAAGATAC